ACCATTACCACTTCTCAATTCAATATAATGAATCCATGATCTAAGAGTTCCGTTAGCATATAAGCGAGATAAAGTTAAACCTTCGGGTAAAACCTTACGAGCCTGTTCTTTTGCAATACCATTAAAAATTGCAAAGTCGTATGCTTTTTTAGCTTGATCAATTACATTTTGTTGTTGTAAATTCCATGCAGACTGTAAATCAGCATCATCAGTTTCAATTGAATTTTGCCTATTCTTATGATCTTGTAGTCTTGCTTCAGACAATACAAAAGTTTCATCCATGTCACTTGGGTTTGCATACCTTTGGCTAAATTCTTGAAATGAAAATGATCTATGTCTCAAAAGCTGTCTAGCAATGTCTCGAGTAGTTTCAATTTCCATAGTGGCTGAAGCCATTTCAAGAGGAGACCAGTGCTTATGCTTAATTAGGTATTTAATAAGCTTTTCGCTGGTTGCACTATTAATTTGATTTGTAGGATTTGATACTCTTGCACAAAAAGCAATGAAATCTTGAACATCACTAATTTCTGGCATATCATAAACTTGTGTATACCCTATCAATTTAGCCTTCATTACTCATATTCTCCAGTATCATATTCAACAAAATCTTCTTCATACATTTCTTCCCAATCTGTTGGGATCATAATACTGTGATTAATATGTTTAATAGCTTCTGTTAGTTTTTTACTTTGAGGCATATCTTCTTCGATTTGCATAAGAGTCCTATGAACTAATGCGAGGGCTTCATCATCACTAATTTCGATTTTCATTGTCCTGCTTCCTTCATCACAAAAGTTCCTTTACGCGAATTCAGATAATTTTTACCTGAAACTCGATGCTTAATAAACCGCTTATTAGTTTCTGTTTTATTAGGATTTTCAATAGTAAATACGACATCTTTACCTTGTGCTAAAGCTTTCATTTGATTCATAAACCTGTCTCCTGAAGACATATAGTCTCTCCTCATAGCTTTACGAATTGATTTACTCACAGTACTGTGAATACCTTGTGATGTTTCTTTACCCATTATTTATCTCCTATCAAATTACTATATTTTTTTAGTTTTTCTCTTTTGGCAATAGATGCTTCTAAAATGTTATCACTAGAAATATTAAAATAATCACCTAATAAATCCAACATACATTGAACATCACCCATTTCGTTTATAAGATTTTTTTTATGTTTGTCACTCATACCAAACCGTAAAATTTTCATACATTCTTTAGTTAATTCAGCACACTCCTCACTTGCTACAACAAGACATTCTGCTTCGGTTTGTTTCATAATTTAAATCCTTCAAAACTGCTATTAGCAATTCTTTCGCCTGTAGCTGAGTTATCAAATACCGGAGTATCATTCATTAATGTTTGAGAACTTTCATCGGCATCGAATAATCGCATTTTAGCTCTATTAACACCAATCACAAATCTTTTATGAAACGTTGGATCATTGTATCTATTCTTTAATTGTTTAACAGCAATTTGACCCATTTGTTCAAGTTCTTCAGTTGCAATAAGAGCAATCATTAGATCTGCCGTAGCGGGTAATCCAAAAGACTCAGACGTATCTTCAAGCCCAACATCCGAGTTACCATAGCCACTACGCGTCGTTTGCGTTGCAGAGACAATCGGGACATCGAATTCAACTGCCAATCCACGAAACTCTTCCGCAATTGCTTTAATATAATTATATGAATTAATAGCACCACCCATACCTTTCATTCTAGAAGAAGCACAAATATTTAGATAATCAATATAGATAATGTCTGGTATAAATGATTTTTTAAGCTTTAGTTCACTTAGTAGCGCCCTCATATGACCAACATTAGCAGAGCCGGTCGGGTATTCTTTTACAATCAGTTTACCGTTTGTTTTTGTTGAAAGGTTGTGCACCTTTTCAGCAAACATTGACTGACTTAAATCGGTCAATTGATCTATTTGAATATTAAGAAGATTAGCATCAATACGTTCAGCGATACGCTCTTCAGCCATTTCAGCAGTAATGTATAAAACATTTTTACCGTCGGTCAAGTTAGCTGATGCAAAGTGACACATTGCTAGTGACTTACCTACGCCGGTTCCAGCCAAAATAATGTTCAATGTTTTACGAGGCAAGCCCCCTTTTGTAATTTCGTTAAGCAGATCAATATCGAAAGGAATACGTTCTTCATCACGATGATAAAACTCATAACGTTCTTGAAATGCTTCAAGATAATCGTGACCAACATTCGTATCAAATGATACACCAAGAGCTTTAGTCAGAATATCAGGCAAAGCATTTTTTGATAAGGTTTGGTGTTTACCGTCAATAATACTAATCGATTCCATAACAGCATTGAATAAAGCTCTATCTTGACACCACTTTTCAGTGGCATCAAGTAGCCATTCTTCATCACTTGTTTCTTTTGTAAATAGTTCAGGAATAATTTCCATTGCATGCCGATATTGCTCATCACCTAATTTATCTGCTGAATCTATTTCAATTTTAAAGGATTCGGCTGTAGGAAGCTTATTATACTTAGCGACAAATTTCCCGCTTTGTTTAAAGAGTTCTCTGTAAATCCCTTCAAAATATTCTGCCTTAATGAAAGGCAAAACTTTTCTCATATATATTTCGTTAGTTAGAATATTTTTAAGAACAACTTGTTCTATATTTGTATTCAAGATTTTACCTCATTTAATCTAATGTCAGTCGCTTGGTTTTCGATAGCATCTTCTATAATTGATATTAGAACGTCTCCGGCATGTTTCTGAAACTCCGTGTTATCAACATTTAAATCTTCAATAGGTGATGATATAAGGTTAAAATCAAATGTCATCTGTTCACCATCTTCCATGCGAATAGTACCATATTGTATAACAGTTTCTAGATAATCACCAGATAAAAATCTAACTTGCCAGTTATCATTATTTTTATCATCCGGTATAAATTCATAATCATTATTTTCAAGATATTGCATTAGGCTTCCATCTCTATAAGTTCATTCATATCTATATCAGATTTGTAACCAATAGTGAACTGCTTTTTTATAAAGTCTTTAAAATCTGTGTTAGTAAAGATTGGATCCCAGAATTCTTTTTCAAGAGTACCTGATTCACGAACTTTCTTTTCAGATATCTCACCCGTAGACATATCGACAGAAGAATACCAACCATTAGACGGCTTAACAACATAGCCACCCGCCATTGCTACTTCTAGTAAACCAGAATATTCTTCTACGCCACCTTCCCATGAAACTGAGATAGGGATCTTAGACTTTTCTTTTACAAACCGTGATTTCTCAATATTAATAACAAAGTCATAACCAGTAATTTCTGTGCCTTTTTTATTTTGGCGACGGCCAAGGATCCAAATATTATTAGCACTATAATAAATCCCAGTGCCACCTGATACTACTGCTTTAGGAAATAAACCAATCTCTTGATATGTATGATTAACTGCAAGCATTACGATGTTTTTCATAGCAAGATACGGTGTTGCCATACGAAACAAACCTTTAAGTGCTTTAGCTCTTGACATATCAGCAACAGACTTTTCATTCTGAGCGTCATCTAATTCTTTCTTCGAGGCAAGATTGCCAATAGAGTCAATAACAATAATGACATCATCTTTGGCCTCTAAACCTTCAAGCTGAGCAATCATATCAAATTTAAGTTCTTCTACATTTGTAATTGGAGTATGAAGAACACGTGACGTATCAATATCAAATTGTTCAAAGTACGCTTGAGGTGAACCAAACTCTGAATCATAAAATAACATTACTGCGTCTTTTTTAGATTTAAGATAAGCACTTGCCATAAGAAGCGCAAACGATGTTTTGAAGTGTTTAGATGGACCAGCCAAAACCGTTAGTCCAGGTGTCATTCCACCATCCATAGATCCAGATAGCGCAACGTTTACCATTGGTACGCTAGTTGAAATCATATCTTTTTCATTAAAAAATTTAGACTCAGAAAGAACTTCAGTGGCCTTAAGCTTTGAATTCTTTTTGAGTTTATCCATAATCGACATTTATATCTCCTTTGATTATTGGACTATTATAACATGGAAAGAAAGCAATGTAAATAGTTATTTACTAAAAGAGACATTTTGTTCAAGCTCTCTTTTATCTTTCGTATATTCAGATCTAATCTTATTATTTGCTTGTATTACCTCATTTAGGACTGAAAATGATATTGCAAAATCTAAAAATGCTGAAGTATCTTTTGGAAAACAAGCTCCACCAAAACCCATTTTGCCATCAAATCCTGGAACACTTGTATGAGAATTACCAATCCTTGGATCTGATCTCATTGCATAAGTAATCTCATCAAAATTACAATCATGTTTTTGTATTATATTATAGAATTGATTGAACCATAATACTTTTGTAGCAAGGAAACAATTGATTCCATATTTAATAAAACTTGCTTCTTTTAATGTCACATGGTGGCATGGGCAAGGTTTACATTTACTATATTTTTTATATATTTTCTCAATATTATTTGTATCTTTAATATGTCCGCCAAATATATGCATTGGTGGATTAATAAAATCTTCATTTGCAGATTTTTCAGTTAAAAATTCAGGATTATAAACTACTCTATCACCAGAAAGTTTATCTATAATATCAGGTGTGACTGTTGATTTTATTACGATGTGTCCAGCTCTATTAAGCTTTAACCATTTGACTGTTTCAATTAAAAGTGCAGCGTTAACCGATCCATCATTATTCATGGGTGTAGGTAAACACACAAAAAATACATCACAAAATGGATCAGTGTCTGATACTGTAGTACCGTATTTGATATCGATTGGTGCAATATCACATAATGTTTTATTAAAACCATTAATAACAGCTGTGCCTACAAAACCACAGCCGATCACGGATATTTTTAATTTTTTAGTCATTATACCATAAAATCCTCTAATTGTATACCTTTTTGAGGTGGTATACCCTGCCGCTGTTCCCAGCCAGAATTCCACCCCGAATTATTTGCTAACGTTGATGGTATATGATCGAAGGTTCCATTTCCTCTAGGAACATAATTTTGTCCAAACCGCACAAAGTCACACATCACATCTTCTAAATCTTTTGGTTTTCCACCTGTTTTTTCTCTCAATAAATCCATAAAATTATCTGGTTTCCACCCACCAGACAGTTTTTTCATACACCGAATAGCATTATTACCTAAGTATGTATGGCTATCAACATCAACATGTTCTGGAAAGTAATCAGAACAATCCATTGAAAAGGCTGCGTATTGGAAATTAAATTTTCTATGACCGGCAGACTTGTTATAAACATTTAAAAAGTCTACAATTTCTTTGTGTCCTCTTTTGCGCTGTACAAGCCAGTCACCTAATCTATCTATAACTTCGGGAAGCTCTTTAGAGAGAAAATCTACGTTTGATACTCCCTTTTTTGGAGCAGGTGGTTGATTGCCGATTGATGTAAAAAGAGGTTTACCAGTAGCTTTAAAGCTTACCAAGTCCTCGGCCATATCTTTAATATCTCGATGCTTTCCCCAGTGTTGAATAATATTATTTCGATATCCATGATCACTTTCAAATGAAGCTCCGGACCCTGTAACCCGATGACTTAGGAACACATACATCCAAGTTTTTGTATCCCACTTAATCAAATCATTTTTAGTATTCAATTCTCTGCGATCTTTATCCTGCCATCTCCATTTTGGAGTTTTAGATCCAAATCTAAGATCCTGAAGTACATTAGAAAATCCTGCTGCATTACGAGTAAAGCAGTCATATATGTCAATCTTTTGCATTAAAGGATCATCAATAGCTTTTGCAGCTTCTGGCCCCTCATAATCTAATGGACCCCAGTTAACATTATTTTGCAGCCACTTTGCTTTTGGATAATAGTAGTCTACAAAAATATCTAGGGCTTCTTCATTTAACCAGCTCATCTTTTGGCCACTTCTTATAAGAATTTGTTTCATCAATAATAGCCCAACGATTTAATGTTGGTTCTGCGCCTACGTTCCAAAATAAAATATTTTTGTTTGAATTCTTTGGAATGTACTTCCAAGCTTTACCATCATAAGTATCTATATTAGGAAATGGTGGAAGATTTTCTTTTTTTTCAGATGCTGTAAATGCTAACGGCTCGGATATTGCTTCAGCAATACCAAGCTCTCCGGCTTTCATATTTCTTGACACACAAACTGATGTAAACTTAGCATTTGGCCAAGCAATTTGAAGCCCCCGTGTGAGCACGCCCGTGGACGTGGCAGTATAAACCTCATCAGGTGGATCGATCTTTGATGCAACTTTAACGATTCCGGCTGTGACTAGTTCATGCTTTAATCCTAGTGGAACAAAGAAACAATTAGATCGCTCATCAGACCACTTCTTTGCAATGGCATTTAAATTAGGCATAGCAGCAATTCTATGAAATTCTACTATCGCTCCACGTTCGATACAACAAGCCTGGTGTGGTGATATTTTTTTCGATGAAGGCATAAAGAGTTTAACTTTTAGATTGTGTCTTTTCGCTACATCAAGTATGCTTACTCCAGCTAAACCAGTTCTTGGTTGAACATAAACAATGGTATCGATATTTTCTGGTAAAGAAGATATAAGACAATCACCACCTCGAACCTTACTACCAACTAAGTAATCATCTCTAACAACACTAATGCCCTCATGTACTTTAATTACAGGAGGGCCATAAGGATCTTCCCAATCCTTTGCTAATTCTAAATAATGATCCTTAGTTTCCTCGGGACTACTCCAAGGGAAAGGATAATCTTTATTGACTAA